AGTTATCTATTAATGGTGACTTATCTTATCTTAATTTAGACTGGAAGCCTGTTCCTATTATCCCAAAGTTTGTTGACATCGTGGTTAATGGTATGTCAGATAGACTTTATGATATTAAAGCGTTCTCGCAAGATCCTAGTTCCGTAAAGCAAAGAACTGATTATGTTGAGAGCATTTTAATGGATATGCAAACAAAAGAAATCTCAGATAAAATACAAAGAGAATTAGGCGTAAATACTTATAACAATAATCCTGAAACTATACCTGAAAGCGAGGAGGAGCTCTCATTGCATATGCAGCTTGAATATAAACAATCTATTGAGATTGCTGAGGAGCAGGCTATTAACACTGTAATGAATTCAAGTAATTATGATTTAACGCAAAGACGTATTAACTACGATCTAACAACAATTGGCATTGGATGCGTTAAAAATGAGTTTAATAAATCGCAGGGTATCAAAGTAAAGTACGTAGACCCAGCAGATGTGGTTTATTCATATACAACGTCGCCTTACTTTGATGATATTTATTATGTTGGAGAAGTTAGATCTGTAACAATTAATGAATTAAAACAACAATTCCCAGAGTTAACAGAAGAAGATCTTAAAGAATTAACAAAACAGGGAGTCCAAACTGCGTCATCGCACAATAGACACATTAATGATGATGCTGTAATGGATGCAAATACCATACAGGTTTTATATTTTAATTATAAAACGTACAACAATGAAGTATTTAAACTAAAGAAAACTGCCTCTGGGGCTGATAAAGCAATTCCAAAAAATGACCAGTTCAACCCGCCTAAAGATGGTCGTTCTTTATTTGAAAAACAGTCTAGATCTATCGAGGTTGTTTATGATGGCGCATTTGTATTAGGCACTCAAAAACTATTAAAATGGGAGCTTGCTAAGAATATGGTAAGGCCCAAGAGTGACACTACTAGGGTGATGTTAAATTACCACGTAGTTGCTCCTCGTATGTATAAGGGGCGAATTGAATCTTTAGTTAGCAGAATTACAGGTTTTGCGGATATGATTCAATTAACTCATTTAAAGCTACAACAGGTTATGGCGCGTATGATTCCGGATGGAGTTTACTTAGACGCTGACGGGCTGGCTGAAATTGATTTAGGTAACGGTACTAATTATAATCCGCAAGAAGCTCTTAATATGTTCTTCCAAACAGGTTCTGTTATCGGAAGGTCTATGACTCAAGACGGAGACTTTAACTCAGGTAAAGTACCTATTCAAGAATTAACATCAAACGGCGGCAATAATAAAATAGGTTCTTTAATTAATACCTATAATTACTACCTCCAAATGATAAGAGACGTTACAGGGCTTAATGAAGCTCGTGATGGATCTACACCTGACAAGAATGCTTTGGTTGGGGTACAGAAGCTTGCGGCCGCAAATTCAAACACAGCAACAAGACATATATTACAGTCTAGCTTATACCTAGTGGCTAAAACAGCAGAGGCTATTAGCCTTAGAATATCTGATGTATTAGAGTACTCACCTACAAGGGATGCATTTATTTCTAGCATTGGAAGATTTAACGTAGGTACATTAGACGATATTAAAAACATGCACCTTCACGATTTTGGTATATTTATTGAATTATCACCTGACGAAGAAGAAAAGGGTAGGCTAGAGAATAATATACAACAAGCTCTTGCTAAAGATCAAATATATCTTGAGGATGCTATTGATATTAGAGAAATTAAAAACGTTAAACTTGCAAACCAATTACTAAAAGTAAGAAGACGTAAAAAGCTGCAACAAGACCAAGAGGCTAAGCAGGCTAATATTCAGGCTCAAGCAAATGCTAATATGCAAAGCACTCAGGCTTCTGCTCAAATGGAGATGCAAAAGAACCAAGCTATCTCACAACAGAAAGCTGAGCTTGCACAAATAGAAGCAGATCTTGATTTACGCAAATTGCAAAATGAAAAAGAGCTTAAGAAAGAACTTATGAAGTATGAGTTTGATCTGAACATGGCTTTAAAAGATAAAGAAGGAGAAGTATATAATAATAAAGAAAAGTTCAAAGAAGACAGAAAAGACGAAAGAACTAGAATACAAGCTACTCAACAATCAAAATTAATTGAACAAAGAAAAGATAGAAAAGGAGAACAAGAGTTTGAATCCGCGGGTAATGACACCATGGGGAGTGGATTTAACTTTGAATCATTCGAACCCCGCTAATTTTATAATATTATATCATGACTGAAGAAACTCAAGAGCAAGAAACTGTACAAGAAGAAGTACAAGCTACTGCTGAACAAACACAAGAACAAGATGTTCCTACCGCAACAGAAGTTGACGACGATGGGACTATCAAAATTAATTTAGATGCCGTTCAAGAGCAAAGCACAGATGAGGTACCTGTACGCGACGAACCCGAAACTAGCGGAGGAGTACAAGAGCAAGACAACATCGAGTCAAATGAAGAGCCTTCCGGAGAAAGTTTACCCAGTGACGAAGAAGATTCAACACTCGAACTCATACAAGAAGAAGAGCCTGTAAAAGAAGCGACATTAGCGGATAAAATAAAAGATATTCCTAATAAGCTTAAACAGGAGTCAGAACTCGTAAGTAATAATAATGAAGACAACGAGTTACCCGATAATATCAATAAGCTTATTGATTTTATGAAAGACACTGGTGGAACTCTTGAAGACTATGTAAGTTTAAATAAAGATTATGATGGTATGGACGACGCAAGATTGCTTCGTGAGTATTATCAACAAACCAAACCGCATTTATCGTCAGATGAAATTGACTTTTTAATTGAAGACAATTTTTCTTATGATGAAGAGGTTGATGAAGAGCGCGATATAAAGCGCAAAAAATTAGCATTTAAAGAATCAATTGCTGAAGCTAAATCAAATCTAAGTAACTTAAAGAGTAAATATTACGATGATCTTAAGTTAAGTTCAAAGTTAACTCCAGAGCAAAAAGAAGCAGTTCAGTTTTACAATGATTATAGAGAAGGTCAAGAATCTTCACAACAACAACGCGAAGTTTTTCAACTTAAGACTAATGAGTTATTTGAAAACGATTTCAAAGGTTTTGATTTCAATGTTGGAGATAACAAATATAGGTACAAAGTTAAAGACGCAAGCGCTGTTAAAGGTAACCAATCAGATATCAATACACTCGTTAGCAAGTTTGTTGACGAAAACAATAATATGAAAGATGCTGCTGGTTACCACAAGGCTATTTTTGCTGCAACGAATGCTGATGCAATTGCAAATCATTTTTACGAACAAGGTAAAGCGGATGCAATTAAAAACAGCATGGCCAAAGCTAAGAACATTGACATGGATCCTAGAGGGTCCCATGAAAAAGTTACATCTAGCAGCGGGTTTAAAGTAAAAGCAGTCAGTGGAGATGGAATTGATCGTCTTAGAATTAAGATGAAACAATAAACATTATTTAAAAATTATTCAAAATGGGATTATTTTCAACTGGTGGCTCGTTTCCTGCGGGATTAACGCCATCACCAACTAAAACATTATTTGCAGGTAACTACCTGACATTTGACTCTGCCACAGGAGGCGGAACATTTGCACAACAATTCTTACCAGACGTGTATGAAAAAGAAGTAGAGCGTTACGGAAATCGTTCTGTATCTTCTTTCTTACGTATGGTAGGAGCTGAAATTCCTTCTGCTTCAGATCAAATCATTTGGTCAGAACAAGGGCGTTTACATATTGCTTATGATGCTGCTTCTGCAAATACAGGAACTAATGTAATTACAGAAGCTGGGCACGCCGTGCGCGTTGGGCAGACTGTAGCAGTTGCCGAAGGTCTTGTAACGGTCAAAGCTGTGGTAACAGGCGTAACAACTGATACATTTACTGTAGCTCCTTATGCTGAGCAGGACTTAGATGCTGCCGGCCTTTCAACTGGTGCTACTGTAGCTGTTAAAGTATTTGTATACGGTTCTGAATTTGCTAAAGGAACTGCTGGAATGGCTGGTTCTGTTGACGCAGGTTTTCAACAGTTTTCTAACTCACCTATTATTATTAAAGATAAGTATTCTATCTCTGGATCAGATGCTGCTCAAATTGGATGGGTTGAAGTAACAAGCGAAAACGGAGCTAACGGATACCTATGGTATTTAAAATCTGAGCACGAAACTCGTTTACGTTTTGAGGACTACCTTGAAATGTCTATGATTGAAGGTGAAAAAGCTCTTACTGCTGGTAACGGCTCTGAAGCTAACGACCAAGGGTATAAAGGTACTGAAGGTTTATTCGCTGCTATTGAAGGACGCGGTAACATCTACCAAAACTTCAACTCAGGGGAAGCTACATTGGCTAACTCAGGAGCAGATCGTACTTCTTTAGGAGATTTTGATGAAATTCTTAAGAACCTAGACAAGCAAGGAGCAATTGAAGAAAACATGATGTTCTTAAATCGTGCTACCTCTTTAGCTTTTGATGATATGCTAGCCGCTCAAAATTCTTACGGTGCTGGTGGTACTTCTTACGGGGTATTTAACAACAGCGAAGATATGGCGCTTAACTTAGGATTCAGCGGTTTCCGCAGAGGTTCTTATGACTTCTACAAAACTGACTGGAAATATTTGAACGACGCCGCTACTCGTGGGCTTACTGAGGATATTGATGGTGTAATGGTACCAGCTGGTACTTCTACAGTATACGATCAACAACTAGGTAAGAACATTAAGCGTCCTTTCTTACACGTACGTTACCGTGCTTCTGAAGCAGATGATAGAAAAATGAAATCTTGGATCACTGGATCTGTAGGTGGAGTTTATACTTCTGACGTTGATGAAATGAACGTTAACTTCTTGTCTGAAAGATGTCTATGTGTTCAAGGTGCTAACAACTTTGTATTATTTAAGTCTGTTGCACAATCATAATCTGTAATGTAAGGTATGGGGCGTCTTCGGGCGTCCCTACTCTTACTTTTTATTAATTATATTATATTATATTATGGCTAAGAAAAAACAAGCCACGGACAGCGTAAGCGCTCCCGTTATGGATACAGTTGAAACAACTGCACCACCAAAACAAAAGATTACAGTTGAAGAGCCTATTGCGCCAAAGGATGCATGGGATCTTAAAGATAGAACGTACGTGTTAAGAGGTAATAAATCACCTATAACATTTACATTAGCATCAAGACACCACGCTAGAAATCCTTTAATGTGGTTTGATGACAGCAAAGGTTACTCAAGAGAATTAAGGTATGCCAGTAATCAGAGATCTCCATTTCGTGATGAACAAGAAGGATTCTCTACGTTAAAGCATATTGTATTTAAAGACGGTACATTGTATGTGCCTAAATCAGAGCAATCTTTACAAAAATTATTATCGTTATACCATCCGCAATTAAATCAAACTTACTTTGAATTGGACAACGTTGCCGATGCTAAAGACGATTTATATGAAATAGAACTTGAAATTACAGCATTGAACTTAGCGAAAGATTTAGATGTAGATCACGCTGAAGCTGTTTTAAGAGTTGAACAAGGTTCTGCAGTTACTTCAATGACAACTGCTGAGATTAGAAGAGACTTATTGTTATTTGCAAAAAGAAGTCCAGAAACATTTATCGCTCTAGTTGACGACGATAATGTGCAACTGCGAAACTTCGGTATTAAAGCTGTTGAGGCTAATATTATACAATTGTCAGGTGATCAAAAGTCATTTCACTGGGCAAGCAACAATAAGAAGTTAATGTCGGTTCCTTTTGATGAAAATCCATATTCAGCTTTTGCTGCGTATTTAAAAACAGATGAAGGTAGCGAGGTTTACAAATCAATTGAAAAGAAGCTTAAATAGTTACCAATAGTAGTTGGGCCATCCTTCGGGGTGGCTTAATTGCTATAAATATATAAAAATATGATTAGCGCAGACACAGTATATCAAAGAGTATTAGCTGTTGTAAACAAGGAGAACAGAGGGTACATAACACCACAAGAATATAACCTTTTGGCTAATCAAGCACAGGGAGAAATATTTGAACAATACTTTTACGATTTAAACCAATATAATCGTAGAGGCGAAATTAATAATGAATACGCTAACCCTGTAAAAAACATTAAAGAAAAAATAGATATTTTCAAAGTAGAAGATCAGGCGCTTACTGTGTCTACTGGAAATAAATACACTCTTCCCGAAAATTTATATAGGCTAGGTACACTTACCTACAATACATATACTGAAATAGAGAATGTTCAAAAGAACGAATTAATCTATATAAACAACTCACCATTAACAAAACCATCAGCATCGTATCCTGTATTCATTAGAAAAGGAAACGAGGTAGAAGTATACCCATCAACTGTTGATAGTAATATTGCTGTTTCTTTTATTAGAAAGCCCGTTGCTGTTAACTGGACTTATTACGATTTTATTGACGACGCAGGTAACGGAGCGCCTCTTTATAACCCAGATGCTACTGATCATCAAAGCTTTGAGCTACATAGCTCAGAAGAGGGCACTTTGGTTAATAAGATATTAGCATATGTTGGTATTACAATAAAACAAGCTGATGTTGTTCAAGTTGCGGAAGCTAAGGACAATAAGAAAATAACTCAAGAAAAATCATAATAGATGGCATTAGCAACTCAAACACCAAAAGATTATTACGCGGGGAGCGAAAAAGGTTCCTACAGATTTATAAAGGTTGCTGATATCATCAACAACTTTATTGTTTCACAAATAGGTGATGATAAAATAATTAAAAGTGCAAAAAGAGCAGAAGTAGCGTATCATGCACAGCGCGGTATCGCTGAGTTAAACTATGATGTTTTGGGTCAAATTAAAACACAAGAAATAGAATTACCGCCATCTTTGAGTATAGCATTACCTCACGACTTTGTTAATATAGTAGAGGTTGCATTCATTGATGACGCAGGTCTTGCTAGAAAAATACATGAAAGCTCACTGACATCAGAGCCTTCTCCGGTGTTACAAGACAGCGACTATAATTATTTATTTGACTCTGACGGTAACGTTATGACTGGCGTTGAATCTGAATCAAGAAGTAGGTTTAAAAATGCAGCTGCGGGAAACAGCACAGGTGATTCTACAGACTTACAATATTTAGAAGAAGGATACGGCTACAATGCAGACTATGGTAAAAGATACGGAATAAACCCTGAGCATGCCACTAAAAATGGCTTCTTTACAATAAATGAGAACCAGGGCACTATGAACTTTACAAGTGACCTTAGAGATAAGTTTATAAGTATATCTTATATATCCGACGGTTTACACTCAGATGGAGATATGCAAATACATAAGTTTGCAGAAGAAGCTATATATAAGTGTATTTCTTACGGTTTAGCTTCGGCTAAATCAAATATACCTGAGTATCAAATAAATAGAATGAAAAAAGAAAGAAGAGCTGCAATAAGAAATGCTAAAATAAGATTAGCTAAATTAAGCCCTTCAGAAATTATACAGTCTTTAAGAAATAAATCCAAGCAAATTAAGCACTAATGGCAGAACTTAAACATACTTTCACGTCCGGGAGGATGAACAAAGACCTTGACGAAAGACTTTTGCCTAACGGCGAATACAGAGATGCTTTAAATGTTCACGTTTCATCTTCAGAAGGGAATGACAGCGGAGCTATTGAAAATACGCTTGGTAATATACAGTTATCTTCACTAAAGCTTTCAAATCCAAAAACAATCGGTTCTTTAGCATACCCGCTAAAAGATAAAATATATTGGCTAGTTTCTTCAGATTTTGTTGATGGTATTTACGAATACAGCCAGGATCAAGACACTATTGTACCTATATTAATTGACAGCAAAAATAGTTTTTCAAAAACATTAGTTTCTGTAACTGTAGAATCTAATTACGAGAACGAATTTGTATTATCTGACATTATAGAATCTTCTTTAAAAGACATTATTGGCGTTGATATTCCAAAGCTGAATGAAGATGAGGTTTTAATAAAAAACAATTTAGATTTATCGTGTGAAGATCCTAATATAAAAATATCTATTCCTTACAATACTATTCTTAGAAAGGAAAATGATAAGCTAGTATTTAAAAATATATCTTATGACGGTAAGCGTTTTGGTAAAATAGATTTAAAGTTTGATTATACAGAAAAAAGCATATTAAACTTTTCAAAGCAAAATCTTGTAACAGGTATAAATATTATTGATGGCATGTTATTCTGGACGGATAATTTAAATCAGCCTAGAAAAATAAATATATCAAGATTTAAAAAGTTTACAAATACTTTACTAGATGGTGTAAACGATCCTTTTTCTCAAGAAACAAGAATATATTACGAAACAAAAGATGAGAACGGCACGATATCTGAGGCTTTTAGAACTTTAAAGGAAGAAGATATTACCGTAGCTAAGAAAGCTCCTAAAATAGCCCCTAAACTATCTTTATTCGAGTCTTTAGTTGATAATACTGTTATCAATAGAACTATTAATTTTTACAAAGCTTCTTCAAAAGCTTTTCAACAAGAATTAGGTTATACATTAGAAGAATATATTGCAAATCAAAATTTATATTCTAATGTTACTTCATTTGGGTTTGGTGAGATGTCGGTTCCTAATATTGAATTAGCTATACAAAATGCTGGAACAGAGGGGGCTTCATTAAAAGGTGCTGGGGATATTATAGTTATAGCTGGTATAAGTACATTGCCTAATTGGGAAAAAGACGATATAATAGAAATAATTGATACCAACACTTTTGAAACATTGTATACAGCTTCGGTTAAAACTATAGGGGTAAATGAAATATCTCTTCTAATTATAACCAGAGAAAGCGATGATATTGATAATATAAATTATAATGTTGAATTTTCAAAAGCATTTGATAAAAAACCAATATATGAATTAAATTTTGTAAGATTTGCTTACAGGTGGAAATATTTTGATGGAGAATATTCTACGTTATCACCATTTTCAGAAGCAGCATTTATACCCAATAATTTTGTTTATGACGGCAAAGAAGGCTTTAATAAAGGAATGGAGAACCAAGTTAGAAAAGTTGTTTTATCTGAGTTTGATACCGGAAGCGATGAGGTAAGTGAAATTGAAATACTTTTTAAAGAAAGCGGTAATCAAAATATATATGCGCTAGAAGGGCAAAAAAGATTAGGGTTTAAAAATAGTTTTACCATAACGAGAAAACAGATTCATTCTGTATTGCCAAATGATCAGCTTCTCAGAGCCTGGGACAATGTTCCTAAAAAAGCCAAAGCACAAGAAGTAACAGCAAATAGAATTGTATACGGAAATTATACAC